ATAGTAGAATGTCCCAATTGGATAGAACTAACTCCATTAGATTATCCAGTGCCACACAGAAAGGATCCTCAGACTTTGATCTTACCCTTAAAGAATTTCAAATTAATGCAGGCACGACCATAGAAAAAGTTATCAATACCATCGTAAGATCCAGTGATTATATTCAGAAACAAATTATTCTGCCAGAAGAATATCAAGACTCTGTGGCTTATGAGCAGGCACTTGCCGCGACACGATCTGAACCATTGAAATGGTTTAAGATCGTTCCTGAAATTAGACTAGGGGAGTTTGATCCTGTTAAAAAATTATACAAACGTTTTATCACCTTTCATGTGCAGACTTATAAGATTACTAATCTAACGACGGAATTAGGGCCACAAGGATTGGCAGAATATCCATTGAAGGTCTACGATTATCTATATACTGGTAACAATGACAGTGTGATCAATGTTGACATAAAATTTAATGCTTTATACTATAATGCACTGACAGCATTCAGATCCAAACTAACAGACGTAGCCAATGTGGTCAATAAAGCCAAAGAAGAATACGATATTAAAAATCCTGATAGTTATATAGGTACTCCAATGGATCCGAATGGAGTGATGCCAATGGCAATGAAACCTGTGGTCGCCAACCAGAGAATTAACGCGGCCGGTCAGGAAACCACAGCCAGAGAAGTGGCATCTGGAGACTTAGAAGCCAGTTTATTAAGCATGTCTGGAGCGGACATGGTTAATGTTCATTTGACCATTGTTGGTGATCCTGATTTTATCAAACAAGATGATGTGTTTTACAAACCAAAACATCTAAAGTATATTCCAAATAGCAATGAAAATCAAGATCCAAGACTTACTCCAAACGGTAGTATGAGAACAGACAACGGAGATCTGCATGTCCAATTGACCATACGTACACCAATAGACATAGACGAGTCCACTGGGCATATGGTGTTTGATTCAAAAGTTCAAAGAAGTGTGTTTAGTGGGCTTTATAAGGTAATTAAGGTTACCAGCACATTTGCCCTGGGCAAGTTCCAGCAGGTCCTGCATTTGGTCAGACTGCCAAGACAGATCAAATTTGATTATGTTGGTGGTAGAAAGGGAACCGACACCGTAAACAGAACGAGCGATGTTGGTCAGGACAGCGATGCTCTGACACTTAAAGACAACAGCACCGTAGAGCAGGTTGAAGGGTTGGGTGATGAAGTAATAACAAATGAAGCAACAGATACTCAAACACCACCTGACACTACTGTTACAGATGAAGAAGTATTGGTTGATGAGGAACAACAAGAACTTATTAATACTGAAGAAGATATGCCTGCAGAAACTATTGATCAACGTAATGAACCAGTGGCATTTAATCCGTTTCAAGGAGTTCCAGCAGGTGGTAATGTAGCAACACAACAAGCAGGCATAACAGGTATATTTGGACAATAATAAATGGCAATCGATAATAGAATAGGTACTAAGGTAATTAAAAATCTTCGTAGAGAAGATGCGGCCGCTACCAGAGTTGAGCCTTATCCATATATAGGCGTGGTTAAAAATAATCTAGATCCCACACGTTCAGGACGTGTGCAGGTATGGATACCTGATCTGGGTGGTGATCCAGATAATCAAAAAAATTGGCGTACGGTTAGTTATGCCAGCCCATTCATGGGATACACCACAACGAAATTTAATCAAAGTGACTATCCAAATCAGGCTGATAAATTCAATACAGTGCCACACACCTACGGCATGTGGATGGTACCACCAGATATTGGAGTTGAGGTTATCGTGTTGTTCATCGCGGGTGATCCGCAACGGGGGTATTGGGTAGCCTGTGTCAACCCAAATCTTAGCCATCATATGGTACCTGCCCTGGGCGGTAGCCGTAATGTTGATCTTAATCTAGCGACAGATACGACCAAGAAGTCTTTCGTCGGTGGAAATCCAATGCCAGTGGTTGAATTCAATGAATACAATCCTTCAAATCTAAATTCAGAATTTTATAGAAATGCCAAACCAGTACACGAAGAACAATTTAACATTTTAAAATCACAAGGCCTAGATCGAGATCCTATACGTGGTGCAATATCCAGTAGCAGTCAACGCGAAACACCTAGCCATGTGTTTGGTATTAGTACTCCAGGAAGACCAACCAATGATCCAGCCAGCGATGTGCTAGGATATCTCAGCAAGGCCAGATCTGGTGATCTAACAGAAGAATACTATAAGGTATCATCACGCAAGGGTGGACACACTTTTGTCATGGATGACGGAACTGTATTGGGTGAAGATCAACTGTTTAGATTACGCAGTGCCAAGGGCCATCAATTACTGATGCACGACACACAGGCAAGTTTGTATCTGGCACACGCAGATGGTTCAAGTTGGATTGAACTAACCAAGGAAGGACAGGTTAAAATTTATACCAAAGGTGGATTTGCCTTACGCAGTGAAGGATCAGTTAACATACACACAGACGGTAATATGAATATCGATGTTGCTAATAATCTCAACATCAGAGTAGGTAACAAACTACAAGTAGAATCCAGCAAGGCCAGTCTGCTTGCCAGCGGATTAAGTGTAACAACATCAGGCACTGTGGAGTTTAAATCAGGCGGACCATTTAATGTCGAGACTGGCGGTGGCATTAGTTTAAATGCCGCTACACCCATTGTGATGAATGCTCCACAGATAACTCATAATACAGATCCAGCGGCCAAGGTCAACGAAGTCAAACCATTAAAAACTTATAACCTGCCTGATACATCATTTGACAACATTATCGGAGTATGGATTAACAAAACGAAAAGTCTGCAGACTATCGTGACCACGGCACCCACACACGAACCTTATTATAGAGGTGAGGTACAATTAAATATTCCACCAGAAGATCCGACAGTGACACCACAAGAAAAATATCAAGGTGCTGTTGATGCCGTTAAAGAAGTCAAAGGAACTGGAGTTAAGAACCCAGCCGGAGACAAACAACTACGCGATCAGCCAATTCCAAAGGATTCTGTGGGTAATCTGACCAAAGATCAGACCCAAGCGTATCTGGCACAAATTGGTATGAGTGAAAGTGGTGGAGACTATGCCGCTGAAAACAGTCTGGGCTATGTAGGCAAGTACCAAATGGGGTATCAGGCGCTAATAGATGGTGGCTACATACGCAGTGATGTTACCAGCAACGCACAATTAAATAATCCATCAGTATGGTTAGGTAAAGACGGTATAACTAACAAAGACGCTTGGCTAAACAATTCTGCTGTACAAGAACAGGCCATGACAGACTACACAAATAGAAACTATAACACCATGTCCAGAATAGGAGCCATTACTGCTGATATGCCCCAAGAAGAAGTGGCAGGTATGATGGCCACGGCACATCTGCTAGGTGCAGGTGGGGCTAAAAAATGGCGCAATGGCGCAGGCGGTGCAGATGCCTACGGAACCACTGGTGATCAATACTTCCAAAAAGGCAAATATGCCGTGGCCGTGCTGGCACCTAAAATTCCTAACATTAATGCTGGATAAATATTTGTATGGCTACTATGTATAGAGGATTTAGCACAGTTGGTAGAAATAAGAAGTTTCGACTAACTGACTTTGAATTAGTTAAACAGGATATCATCAATCACTTTCACATCCGCAAAGGAGAGAAGTTAATGAATCCTAACTTTGGCACGATCATATGGAACGTCTTACACGAGCCACTAACTGAAGATCTAAAACGTGTGATCATCACAGACATTCAAAGCATTGCCAAGTATGATCCTAGAGTGAGTTTTGAAAATGTCCTGGTCACAGAGTATGATAGAGGCATTCAAATTGAACTAGATCTTAGATATCTGCAGACCAATCAGTCAAATGTGTTAAATTTACTATTTGACAACGTTACCAACACCCTAACAACTGTATAATTAACTACCCACTTATTTCTGACGATAAATACATTATAAGAGGAAATAGGTATGGCAACGACCACAAGACAGACAAGTTTATTAGTCGCTGAAGACTGGACTAAAATTTATCAAACATTCCGCAGTGCGGACTTTCAAAGTTACGACTACGAAACACTTCGTAAGAGTATGGTTGATTATCTTCGCTTGTATTATCCTGAGGATTTCAACGACTTCATTGAAAGTTCTGAGTTCGTGGCCATGATTGACCTAATTGCATTTTTAGGTCAGAGTCTAAGTTTCCGCGGAGACCTAAATGCACGTGAGAACTTCATCGACACAGCACAACGTCGTGATAGCATTCTTAAACTAGCCAAACTGATCAGTTACAATCCTAAACGAAATATCTGTTCTAGTGGATTTTTAAAAATCGAATCTGCCAGCACAACCGAAAATGTGTTTGACAGCACTGGTCTAAATCTGTCAGGATTGGTAGTCAGTTGGGCAGACAACGGTAATGACAATTGGTATGAACAATTCACTGCTATTGTCAATGCTTCATTGGATACAAATCAAATTGTTAGCAAACCCAAGAACAGTCAGATCATCAATGGCATCACCAATGAAGAATACGAAATTAATCTTATTGCTAGTGCGGTGGCCACATACTCATTTAGTGTTCCCGTTGAAGGCACGCAAACAGACTTTGAAGTCGTGAGTCCGACCAGCCTTAATAAGAGCTACATTTATGAAAGTAGTCCAAGACCAAACGGACCATTTAATCTATTGTTTAGAAATGACAACTTAGGTAATGGCAGTAATAACACGGGTTTCTTCTTGTACTTTAAACAAGGCGAACTGAAATCAATTGATGTTAATTTCCAAGAAAGTATACCAAACAGAGTTTACAGCATCAACACCAATAATATCAATAACAGTGATGTTTGGTTTTACAGCCTCGACAATGTAGGTAACGTGGTTGATCTTTGGAATCAAGTACCTAGTGTGGGCAATACTAATATTGTTTATAATAACGAAGTTAACAAAAATCTCTATCAGGTAAACAGCCGTGGTGGCGATCAGATTGATCTGGTGTTTGGTGACGGTGCGTTTGCTAATATACCACAAGGTAGATATAGAATTTACTATCGTGTAAGTAGTGGACTGACCTATAAGATCACACCTGATGAGATGCAAAATTTAATCATTCCAATTAATTATATCAGCAAGTCAGGCAGAGTGGAAACTATCACATTCAGAGCCAGTTTAAGATACACTGTGGCCAACGCCAGTTCACGTGAGTCATTGGATGAAATCAGACAAAATGCTCCACAACAATATTACACACAGAACAGAATGGTCACAGGTGAAGACTATAATATTCTTCCCTACACTCTGTTTAACAATATTCTAAAAGTCAAGGCAGTTAATCGCACATCAAGTGGGGTGAGTCGTTATCTGGATGTTATTGACACCACAGGTAAGTATTCAAGCACTAACATCTTTGCACAAGATGGTATGCTGTACAGAGATCCCTACATCAAGTCTTTTAGTTTTGACTATAACACCACAGCAGAATTGTATAAGATTATCTACAATGAAATTAATCCATTGGTGGAAACCAAAGAAATTTTACAATTCTATTATGCCAACTATCCAAAACGCACACTGTTGGATTCATACTGGAATCATTCAACTACTTTGGCCAATGGTAGCACTGGATATTTCTATGACAGCTCAGATAAAATTTTACAACTAGGTTCTTATGTAAGAAGTAACAGTCGATATATTACCCAAGGTTCTATTGTTAAGTTCTCTGCAGGAGATGGCAACTACTTTGATGCTAAAAATACTATCAAAACAGGTACACCAAGCAAGTCGGGTGACAAATATTATATCTATGCAACTGCTCAACAGATTCTAGCAGATGGTACTAACAGCGGTCAAGGTAACCTCACCAATGGCACCGGACCGGTGACTATAAATCAAATAGTTCCAACAGGTGCTATTGCTGTTGAAGTGTACCCTGTGTTTAATGTTAGTTTTAGTGATAATGTTATTGCTAGTTTGATCAGCTACTTCCAAGCATATGAAAACTTTGGTCTAAGATATGACCCACTTAGTTCATCTTGGAAAGTGGTATTACCTGCTGACTTAGATGTTGCTGATGACTTTAGTTTGACCAATACTGGTGATATTTCCGGTACTAATATTGATGCCAGCTGGTTCATTCGATTTGAAACAGTTGGCCAAACATATACGGTTTACTATCGTGGATTGAATTATATTTTTGAAAGTGTGTTAGAAACTAACTTTTATTTCGATAACACTGTTAAAGTGTTTGATCCGATCACAGGGGAAACAATAAATGATCAGATCAACGTGTTAAAGATCAATAATCAACCTGACAGTGCCAGTCCATTGGCATTGGACTATTCTTGGTACATCTATAACAACATCGTTGAAGTCGACGGATACGAAAATCCTAACAAAATTCTAGTCACATTCCCTGATGGGGATAATGATGGCATTCCAGACAATCCTGAATTATTTGAATTGATTGTTAACCCTGGAGAAAATACTCTGGACAAATATGTGTATTTCCAAAACACCTATGGCTATGATAACTTTGTAGTACAGACACCTGTCAGCAACAGTCTGGTGGTTAATATATATAACACTTTAAGAGAAATACAGATCAACGCCACCCTGTATCAAAATGGCCAATTGTTCTACATACCAGCCGACGATCAATTTTATGAGTTGAGAGTTAGTGGGGCCAGTTATACACCAGTGGCAGTGACAGGCTACACAGCCAAGATTGGTAGACAGGATTTGTATTTCCAATACAGACACAATTCGCCAAACTATAGACGCATTGACCCAAGTCCAAACAACATCATTGACTTGTATATTTTAACAAAACAATATGCTCGAGATTACGTGGCCTGGGTTCAAGACAGTTCCAATACCTTAACTGAGCCAACAGCACCAACGGGTGAGGAGTTGGGGTTAGAATTCAGTAGTCTAGAAGATTATAAATCTGTGTCTGACACTGTGATCTATAATCCTGCTAAGTTTAAACCAATCTTTGGAGACAAGGCACCATTGAGTCTTCAAGCCACATTCAAAGTAGTTAAAAATCCCAATGTGGTAATCAGTGACACTGAAGTCCAAACGTCGGTGATTGCGGCTATTAACAATTACTTTGACATAGCCAATTGGGACTTTGGTGAAACATTTTATTTTAGTGAGTTGGCGGCATATCTACACAGTGTATTAGCCCCAAATATTTCTAGTATTATCATTGTGCCAAGCAGTGAATCTAGTGCATTTGGTAGTCTACTACAGATCAATGCCAACTTTAATGAAATTATTGTAAGTGCCGCAACGGTTGATAATGTGCAAATTATCAGTGCTATCACTGCCGCACAGATCAATCAGACTGTAATTGCTTAGATATATGAATATGAACGGGATAACAAATGGCCGCTAGAAAGACCTATAAATTTTTACCTGGTGTATTTCAAACTGATACAAATAAAAAGTTTTTATCAGCTACGATTGACCAATTGATTTCTGAGCCAGATCTGGTCAGACTTTATGGATACATTGGTCGTAAATTTAGCCCAACCTATAAACTAGGTGATAGTTACGTCACAGAATCTTCAAGAGACAGACAAGACTGTCAACTTGAACCAAGTGTTAATGTTAAGGACCAACAAGATAATATACTCTTCTTAAACAATTACATTGACTACCTTAACAAGATCAAATACTACGGTGGTTTTACTCAAAATCATGACAGATTATTTGACAGCGAATATTACACGTTTGATCCATTGGTTAGTTTCGACAAACTGGTTAATTTTAGTCAGTATTACTGGTTACCAGACGGCCCTGATAGCGTTGATGTTAATTCTTCAGGAATTAGTCTGATTAAAACATACACGGTCACAAGAAATGGTAATACTGGCAGATATGAATTTTTTAGCAATGGCAAACGAGTTAGTACACTAACCCTGGCCAGAGGCGGCACATATACATTTGAAGTTGACCAACCTGGTTATCCTTTTTGGATTCAAAGTGAATTAGGTGTTGATGGATTATTGAACGCCACGCCTACCATTAGCAGTAGGAATGTCCTAGGAGTTGAAAATAATGGTACCGACTCAGGTGAAGTAGTCTTTAAGGTTCCACAAACAGATGCCCAAGATAGATTTGTTCAAATGGACACGGTGTTCAATGCAGACTATGCCACACCAATCACCTATAGTGATCTGCACAATCTAACTTTGAGCCAGTTCTTAGATCTTTATCCTCAGTATGCGGGTATTACTGGTCAACTTGATGGCAAGTACACGATCTTCGTTGGCCAACAGAACATGTCCAATGTGGGCGAAGAGATATGGACAGCAAGAACAGTTAAAGACCCTGATGGTAACGATATTACTGGATGGGGTGAGGGAGAAGTGGTCGCTGACGCACAACGGTTCGGCGTATGGAAAGTGCAGTTCATTTATAATGTGTCTGGGCTAGGTGACGATCCATTGATCAGATTGGTATTTGAACAGGCGGTCGCGATTAATGAAAAGATCTATATCAAATATGGCTTGGCCAATGCCAACAAAGAATATTACAAGGACTATGACGGATTCTTCTATCAGATGCCCCTGTTAACCAGTCTCCAGGACAAACTTTATATACAGGACGGCGTGGCGCCTGGCACTTCAGCTGAATTAAAATTGGTCGACTACGGCAACAGCGTCATCAATGTCACCGAGGACATACTTGGCAAATCTAATTATACTAGTCCCAATGGCATCGAATTTACCAGCGGATTAAAAATTACCTTTGGTAGTGACGTTACTCCAGCAACATATCAAAATAAAACCTACTATGTTGAACAGGTGGGAGACATTGGCACGGGCGCCAGTGCAGGCATACGGTTAGTTGATGTTGACCTGTTGGTCACTCCTGAGAATTACGTTAATGAATACGCCACAAACTATCCCAATGGCATTGAAGATAACACCTGTAATGCAGAATATATCACCATCAATCGAGGTAGCATAGATCTAAATGCCTGGTCACGTACCAACAGATGGTTCCACAGAGATGTCATTATTGCCACGGCTGAGTACAATAACACAGAAATCCTATTAGATCAAAATAAACGTGCCAGGAGACCAATCATTCAGTTTGAATGTGATCTACAATTATATAATTATGGTCGCATTGGCAAACAGGCAATTGATATCTTAGACACATCCACACTTGATGCGTTTAGTGATCTTGATGGACGAGTACTAGACTCTGCATTTGGTATTGATTTAGTTGACGGCTTGCGTGTCATTTTCGCCGCTGACCAGGATGCTCTTATAAGAGACAAGATCTATGTGCTGAATTTAGTACAATACGATTTTGATGAAAACAACTTACCAACAGGACCATTTTACATCAAGTTAACTATTGCTGACGACGGTGATGCTGAGGTCAACGACACAGTGGTAGTGACCAAGGGACAGTATGCAGGTAGTCAATGGTGGTATGACGGAACCAATTGGTTAGAAAGCCAACAAAAAACAGAACTACAACAGGAACCATTATTTGATGTGTTTGACCTGACAGGTAAAAGTTTTAGTGAGTACACACGTTCAACATTTACTGGCACTAAATTATTTGGTTATGAAAAAAATATAAACTATGACACAGATGGCACTGTGATTAGCCAAGGCGCCATTGATAAGGTATTACAATTCCCATTAAGTTACAGAAACTTTACCACACAGGGTGATATCGAGTTTGGAAATTTCTTTAACACTGACGAGTTTAATTATATTGATCAATCAACAGAATATAATGAAAAGGTTAGTGTTGGGTTCCTACAAAAGATTCGTGGCAGATTCACCCTTAAGCCAAAGAACACTTGGATCAAGGTCACAGAAAATTCCAAACAGTATCAATTGATTAACTTTGTTTATGATGGCACAAACAATCCTTATGAGTTAGACATCACTCCTGAGATCAGTGATAGCATTCCTTATGTTAAGATCTACATCAACAACAAATATTACAAAACGGGTTGGTCCATCTCAGGAAGAACAATAACCATCTCCACAACTCTGGCAGTTAACGATAACATTGATATATTGGTCTACAGCAAACAAATCAGCAAACAAGGTCACTATCTTGTACCAAGTAATCTGGATCTAAATGCTCAGAATACAGACATTGAATTGCTAACATTAGGACAAATAAGAAACCACTTGACAGTGTTAGATGAAAACAGCACCATTGTGGATGGTGATGTATTGGGAATTAGTAACTTACGTGATGTTGACATCAAGCAACAGGGCGGTAGTATCCTACAACACTCAGCACCTGTGCCAATTGGTCAATTATTCCTAGCAGACGAATCAGCAAACTTCGTCGACGGTCTGAGATATGCACAAAAAGAATATGCCAGATTCAAGAATAGATTCCTTGAATTAAGTATCAGCCTGAGTGGCATACAACCACTGGATGCACCAGCTAGTGTTGATTTGATCTTAACAGAGATGAACAAGATCAAAAATAAAACATTCCCATGGTTCCACAGTGACATGGTTCCATACAACACACTACGTAATACCATAACCTATACGGTGTTTGACACATTAAAAACTGATTACGAAATCACCAACCTATTTGATGATGAAGAACTCAGCAACAAGGCCGTGTTAATTTATCATAATGGTCTCCAATTGGTCAAAGATCAAGACTATGTATTTAGAGATGATAGACCTGCTGTGACTATCAATGTAGAGTTGTCCGTTGATGATGTGTTAGAGATTATAGAATTTGACAACACAGATGGTAACTACATTCCCGAAACACCAACAAAACTTGGCCTATACCCAAAATTCTTACCAAGGGTGTTTGAAGACGATACCTATAGAGAACCGATACGTGTGATACAAGGGCATGATGGTAGCATCATTCCTACGTTCAACGACTATCGTGATGATTTTATTTTAGAGCTTGAAAAAAGAATTTATAACAATATCAAGTTACCGCCATCAGAAGTATACAACCAGCTGAGCTCGGCCTTGCCAGGAAAATTTAGAACGACTGACTATAACCTAAGAGAACTTAATCAGATCTTAGGTAGAAGTTTTATGTCTTGGATTGGAGGCAACGGCTTAGACTTTAGCACCAACAGTGTCTTCCAAAGCAATGACTCATTCACTTGGAACTATAGCGGTCTATTAGACAGAATTGATGATGAAGTCCTGCCAGGCAGTTGGCGTTCTTGCTACCTGTATTTCTATGACACAGTCAGACCACATCTGATGCCATGGGAGATGCTAGGCTTTGCGATCAAACCAAGTTGGTGGGAAAATTATTATGGTCCCGCACCATACACCGGTGGTAACAAGCTCTTATGGGATGACTTAGAAGCAGGACGCATTGTTGAAGGTGAACGTGCCGGTATTGATGAATACTATGCCAGACCTGGACTAAGTCAGGTGATACCTGTGGATGAGAATGGAAACTTACTCAGTCCAGCACAGATCTTAACCAAAGCATTCAACACATCACATGCACAGGCCAGCTGGGCAATCGGTCATATGGGACCAACTGAATGGGCTTGGAGAACAAGCAGTGATTATCCGTTTGCTCTGCAACAGGCATTGGCAGTGATGAAGCCAGCCAAGTATTTTGCTCTAATGGCCAACAATTTTAGTATCAGATATAATTCAGACATAGAGCAATACATCAGCAACAATGACAGACAGCACATCAAACAACATGACCTGGGCTACAACGGAAGAATAGTCAATGGCAGTATTCAAAGAAAAGCAGGGTACATAAATTGGATCTCCGATTACCTTGTTGCCCAAGGCATGAACCCTGAAGATAAGATCACATACCTATTAGAAAATTACACAGTTAATCTGGCCTACAAGGTAGCAGGCTTTACTGATCAAAAATATCTAAACATACTTGCTGAACAAAATTCACCAAGTAGCACCAATGACAGTATTGTTATACCAAACGAAAATTATAAGGTACACTTATACAAGTCAACACCAGTTAACAAGTTGGTTTACAGTGGAGTTATTGTTGAGAAAACAGCCAATGGTTACACCATAAGAGGATATGATCTTGGTAATCCTTACTTTACCATCATTCCGAGTATAGTCAACAATAATGCTTATAAACTTGTTGTGCTAGGCAAATCAGCAGTGATCTATAGAGACTATCAAAATCTTAAACTCACTGTGCCATATGGATACGAGTTCACATCAGCTCAACAGATCGCAGATTTTCTAATCAGTTATGAACGCTACTTACAATCACAAGGATTCATATTTGATGAATCTGATGAAGATCTGACAGAAATAAAAAACTTCAAACTCAGCGTTAAAGAATTCTTGTATTGGATTCAACAGGGATGGAAAGCCGGTAGTATCTTAGTTCTGAGTCCGGTGGCTGAAAAGATTAAAGTCTACACCAGAGGTGTTATCACTGATGCAGTTGAAGACAAACAGTACGGAACAAAAGTTGTTGATCAGAACTTCAGACTAGTCAAGAACAACAACTATAATGTCATGCGTACTCCGAGCCTGACGGTGATTAATCTGACAGACAGTGATAGTGTAATCGGTTACATTGAATTAAATTTGGTTCAGTACGAACATGTGTTGATATTTGACAATTCAACGGTGTTTAATGACATTATCTATAAACCGGAACTAGGTAACAGGCAGTACAGACTTAAACTAATTGGTCGCAAGACAGCCAATTGGGATGGTAGTCTGAGTGCTCCGGGGTTCATATACAATTCAGGATATGTTGACACTTGGAGAGCCGGCAAAGACTATCTTAAAGGTGATCTGGTAGAATATAAAAATCAATACTATACCGCATTGAATAATATCACGGCCGCAGACGATTTTGATTTTAGCAAATGGAAACTGCTAGAGAATGGTGAGATCAAGAAAGGTCTTCTACCAAACTTCAGCACCAATGCCGTTGAAGGTATTGACTACTATAATGCTTATCCAACAGTAGACAATAAAGAACAAACAGATTTCAGTCACGGCCTGATAGGCTATAGACCAAGACAATATCTCAGTGATCTTGGAATCACTGAAAATAGTCAGATTGAGTTTTACAAAGGATTCATCAGAGAAAAAGGCACAGCCAATGCTGTGAACAAGATGTTAAATGCCAAATTTAACAACCTAACCACAGACATTGATTTTTACGAAGAATGGGCGATACGTATTGGTGAGTACGGTGCCCTTGGTAGTAATCCTTTTGTGGAAGTGGCCTTAGATGAAACTGTATATGGAGTTAACCCAAGTGTTGCCAGATTTGTTGGAACTTCTCAAAACAATCAAGGCAACGGTGTTGATGTATTCAACAGCAGTCAACTTTATAGAAGCACCGACCAGTTCAACGGCAATATTGCCCTAAACAGAACAGACAGCAGTAACTATGACAATGACATCCCGACAGCAGGGTATGTAAACCTCAATGATGTTAACACCACATTGTTTGATCTAGAAAATTATGATGAACTCGACAACAGAATAAATGAAGTCGGCATAGGATATACTATTTGGGTAGCCAAAGATTTTAGCGGTGATTGGAATGTGTATCGAGTCACAGAAACAGACAACAAAGTTATTAGTATTAAGAATGTGCTTGATGGTTATATTTCCGTAGAAACAAGATTACCGCATGGACTAGCAGTTGATGATATATTTGTCATCAAGGATTTTGATGACACGGCCTTTAATGGATTTTACAGAGTTGATCGTCTACTAGACATCAACACAGTTCAGGTTACCTACAACGGCAACACAGATAATCTGTTAGAATCAGTGGGCGATGGCATGATATTCAAACTTGTTAGTTCAAGATTTGTTTATATGGAAGACTGCCGTGAGTTCGGCCGACCACCACACGGTTGGAAGGTTGGCGAGACCGTATGGATCGATGATGATTCTGCTACAAGTTTTGCACAAAATCAACCGTATGCAGTTCCTTATTATTCATGGAAGGTGTACGAAAAAGCAGAACCTTATTTTGTTAAGCAGTCGTTAGTTAAATCATCATATGCTTCAGCAGATGGCTACGGACACAGTGTACGCATGAGTCCTGATCAGTTGTTGGCTGTCGTGGGTAATCCACAGATTGGCACATACCGCATACTAATCAATCAACCCATTACTGCCAATGTTGGAGATTTCTTCACGCAGGCCGCAGGCGCAAATCTAACAATAATTTCAGACGGCGAGAGCAGTTTCACACTGATAGGCAAATATAATGAAAACAGTACAGCCAGCGTGAATCTGATTGGTAACCTATCGATCAATGGAGCTGACACAGGAATCACAGTTGACGAAATTGTAGAACAAACGGGTGAAGTCAATACTTTCCTTAAAGATTCTGAAGACAACTTTTCAGAAAACTTTACTCTACGTCCAGACGGTGATCAAACAACTGAATATGGATACATCACTGAACTAGCATTAAATTCTAACAATGACAGTATTCTAGCAATTGGCGCACCAGGTAGTTACGGCAACATTGGTTATGTTTATTTGTATAAAAAATCTATAACCAGTAGTACCTATAATAGATATCAGGTTATCACTGGTGACGTTAGCCTGGCTGACAGCAGATTTGGTCATGGATTGTTCTTAAATCAAACAGGTGATTGGTTTGCTGTTGGTTGCCCCAACATAGACACCGTGTATGTATATGGATTAAAACGTTTCGTGCCCTACCATCAACAGATTGAATCTGTTAATAATGAAAACATCGTACATCTCAATACACCCATCACAGTGGTAGCAGGTGATCTGATCAGGCAACCAGCCACTGGCATGGAAGCCTTGGTATTGAACAGTGGAACCACTGCTAACATACAAGTATCAACATTAACGAATTTAAACACCACCATCACCGGTAATATTATTATAGGCAACGTTACCTATGATGGCTCCATTACTATTAACAATGTAGACACAGGTGCTTATCCTGAAACCACAGACAGTTACAGCGTAACAACTGAAATATCATTGACATTTACTCCAGATCCAAACTGCGAAGATGATCCAAATAGTCTATTAATCACATCACGTGATCGGACTTATATTCCAGGTATTGATTATGAATTCTTCACTGCCAATGCCACAGTGGCATTTTATGATTTATTAGTACAAGATGACTATAGCATTGTTCAACAACCATACTATGCTCTATTAGATACCAAGACTGGTAACGTTAACAGCCAGTTTGGTTATGCCCTGAGTTGGAGTTATGACGGTGCCCAGTTGGCAGTAGGTGCACCCAACGACACAGTTGGTGTTAAAACCAATGCCACAGAAATAGAAAATGGCAAGACTTATACAATCCATTCTGCAGGTACTACAGATTTCACTCTGCTAGGTGCGGCCAACAGTAGCGTCGGTACAACGTTTGTGGCCAATCTAGATCTTGGTGCTGGTACTGGTACTGGTGTGGCCGTAAATCAACACATAGGTGCAGGCTCAGTTTGGGTGTTTGATCGTGTGATCGAAGCATTCAAGAGCACAGGCGAACAAGACTATACAACTTTAAATCCTATCGTTGATGTTTATAAAGTGACCATTGATGAGGTTGAGGTGAATGATTATCTGACACATCTCAGCTATGACGAGTTTGGTAATCAATATTTTTCAAATGATCATCTGGTACGATTTATTAATCCACCGGACTTTGGTAAGATTGTGTTTGTGGAAACCAATGAATTCATTCTACTAGAAAAACTTATTGGTATTGACAGCTTAGAAGGTGGGTTGCGTGCCATCCAAGATAATGCACGATTTGGTGAAAGTCTGACTATCTGTTCAAACAACTGTGCGATTTATATTGGCGCACCTAATTATGATGCAGGCACATCTTATAACACAGGTGCTGTGTGGAAATTCCACAACAGAGGTCGTTTATATGGTACCAACACATCATTTGCCATTGAACCAACGTTTAACATAGGTGATACAATACGTCTTGACAACTTCGAGGTAACAGTCACTGATCCAGGAACAGGAGTTGCCACAGTTGACAGCCTGGTTGATGATATCAATAATGCTAATTTACTAGGTATCAGTGCGATCAACGATGCTGGTAGACTAAGAATTGATTCTGACAGAACCGTGGCGAAAAACCTATTGAGAATTTTAGCAGGGCAGGGTTCAGTATTAGCTGATGCTGAAATGGCAGTGTTTGCGTTCATGCAGATTATTATTAATCCGTTTAATCTTGGTAGCGAATATTTTGGTACTAAAGTTAAACTAGCCCCGAATGCCTATAGCCTGGTGATCAGTAGTGGTAGAGGCACTACCAAACAGTTTGCCACATTTGATGCACACTCTGATTGGGTAAGTCCAGAAGCAGATGATGTCACACAATATCTATTAGATAAGGATTCAACCCTAACAGGCCTACCAACCACATTCGACGATGACAGCACACGTTTCCTAGACAGCTTGAAACAAAGCGGTAGCGTATACATTTATGAATTGTATGACGACCCTCGCGATGAAGTAGAACACCCAGGACGTTATCAATATGCCCAACAATTAATACCAAATGATCTAGATCCGGGTGACCAATTGGGCTATGCAGTTGACATTGAAAATAATTACGTGGTCATATCTAGTCTGACAGACAGCACCAACTTCCCACAAGGTGGTAGTGTGTACATATTCCAAACACCAATCGGTGTTCGTGGATGGACATTAAAACGTTATGAAGAAGACAAAGTTGATATACAATCAATTAACAAATTATATTTGTATGACACACAATCAAATGTGATATTAGAAACACTTCAGTATATTGATCCTGCTAAAGGTAAAGTATTAGGTCAGGCTGAGCAAGAAATAACATTTAAAACAGCCTACGATCCTGCCATGTACAATAGAGGGTATAATCCTAGAGTCAGCCTGAACAATGATATCTATTGGAATGACGTGCAAGTAGGCAAAGTATGGTGGAACTTAGATCAAGTGCGATTTATTGACTATGAGCAAGATACATTAGAATATCGTAGTATCAATTGGGGTCGACTATTCCCAGGTAGCATCGTTGAAGTTTGTGAATGGGTGAGAAGTGATGTATTACCAAGCCAACATGTTGGCGCTGGCTATGATGGCGTGCCAAAATATCCAAACGACAGTGCTTATGTAGAAGTAACCAGGGTTGACCCTATCACCAACATCATAGTTAGTTCATACTACTATTGGGTGATTGATAAGATCACGGTGGATCCACTCGATGGAACAAGAAAATTGCCTCTACGTGCCATCAGTGATTTGATAGAAAATCCTAAAACACAAAGCATTCCTTATGCGGCATTCATTCAAAATGATAGTATTATTTTATACAATGTGGGACCTTACCTAAGCGCCACGAACACGATACTACACATTGGCTATGACACAGCAGTCAATAGTCAAATCATCCACAGTGAATATGAACTAGTACAAAAAGGTAATCCTAATCAATACATATCAGCTAAAATTATCAACAAGATGATTGACAGTCTTGCGGGGATTGATAAAATCGGACGAACGGTACCAGACCCTGCGTTAAGCCTAGCAGATCGTTATGGTATTAGTTATAGACCTAGGCAAAGTGCATTCATTAATCGACTATCTGCCGTACAAGAACTAGTGGCCTATGTTAATTCTGTGTTTAGACAACATCCAATAGCAAGACAGTACAAACTTAATCAGATGTTGGCGGAAGAAAATCAACCTAGCCTAAAACTAGGTGAATATGATCAGGCCATAGCCACAGATACCTATTTAGAATATATCAGTACTGATGACTTACCGGTTGGCTATAAGGTACTGGTTGAAAATCATTCTGGAGAAGACGGCCTATGGGTTCTTTATGAATTGTCAGACGACAAGACCTGGGACATTATTCGAGTGCAAAGTTATAAAACAGATCTTTATTGGAATTATGTTGATTGGTATGCTGATGGATATGACGCCAATGAGCAAATTGAATATGTGGTCGAAACATTACCTGACGCATTAAAATTGCCCGTGGCCTCGGGAGATGAAATCCTGGTCAAGGTTAATAACTACGGTGGAGTTAATCAAGGCTGGAATCTGATCACCGTATTAGATTCAGGTGAGTTCCAAGTGGTTGGTATCCAAAATGGTACCATCCAGCTTAAGACTAGCCTAGGTAACTTTGCTGACAATAATTTAGGCTTTGGCAATCAAGACTTCGCAAGTAACAGATTTGACCAAAACCCAAATGAAGAAATACGCAACATACTTTATGCCATTAAGGATGATATCTTTATCAATGAGCTTAGTGTAGAATTTAATAAGTTATTCTTTACTATGATTAACTATCTATTCAGTGAACAAAAATATGTTGACTGGATATTTAAAACCAGTTTTATCAGCGTCACACACAAACTAAGAACTCTAAGCCAGTTCCCAAGTTACATTGAAGATAACCAAACATACTATCAAGATTATATCAATGAGGTCAAACCTTATAGAACTAAGATCAGAGAATACACGATTAACTATGATGGTAGTGATGAGTATGATGGGCATATCACTGACTTTGACTTACCTCCATACTATGATACAGATTTAAAAGTGTTCCGTAGTCCAAGTGGCGAAGAAGTGGCCAAAGACTCAGCTCTATGGCTAACAGAACCATACAATGATTGGTATGACCATAGAAAATTTGGCATCAATAGAATTGAAGTAACTGATCCAGGACGTGGTTATACGTCAGTGCCGATAATTCAAATCCTAAATGGTCCTGGTGGTGGCAGTGGCGCGACAGCAGAAGCAATTATAGATGGAGATACCGGAGAACTATTAGAAATTATTGTGACGAATAAGGGTTCTGGATATGTATCAACACCAACAGTTATAGTTAACGGCAGTTGCGAAGAAACTGCTAGAGCCTATGCTTACATAGAAAACAATCAACAAAGAAGTTTTGACACTACAATTAAATTTGATAGAGTTAATTATTCTACTGGGGTTAGAGAATGGACAGCCAATACTTTCTATACCACAGGCGAAATTATTACTCACAGCATCTTAGATGGTGATACCTATGTAAGAACAGCTTATCTGGTACCTGCCAATGTCACCTCTGGCAGTACTTTTGTATCTGACAATTATCAGGTGTATTCAGCAAACTTGTTTACAACAGCCAATGATAGAATTTGGGGGTATTACAGCCCATCTGATGATATGCCGGCACGTGACCTTAACCAATTGGTATATGGTGTAGAATATCCTGGCGTACAGGTACAAGGTCCTAGCTTTAATATCCAACCAGGCTTTGGTGACAGTGCCATGGTACAACTTACCCTAAGTGGTGATGTGTCGGTTAGTGCAGGTAATATTGTGACACAAGGCAATGCCAACATCACTATCAGTAATACTGCTACTAGTTCTTCTGTGATCTATGGTATACTAAACAGCACGGCAGATTTTGAAATCAATGGTGCTAATATTTCCATCAATGGATCAAGTGCAGGAGTGTATCCAACTACTGTTGAATATGTTAACTCAGGAACATCAACACCATTTGATTCAACAACATTTGACAATTTTGATTACGAAGGCAGTGAAGAAATTCTTGGCACGTCATCCGTTGACACAGTGATTAGAAGTACTTACCTAGACACTAGTTTAGGTCTGAGACCAGAAGATATCAACGTGGAAGGTGGTGCGTATGTTGATACATACAGTTCACATGCTCCTGAGGAACTGGTTCCAGGAATCGTCAGTGATTCATTACACATGAAAGTATATACTAAGATTGATGGCAATGCCACCGTATTAGGTTATAGATTGTTTAGTAGACAATTCTACTTGCATGACACCAAACAACAACAAACAGAGTTCTTACGCATCAGTGATAGTTATAGCACATCATTGGCAGAACCATTAATGCCAACTGATGCCAATGTCTATGTGATAGATAGTTCTGTACTACCAAGTCCAGGGGTGGATGATGCTATTCCTGGTGTGGTTTTCGTTGGCTGTGAGAGAATTACCTATTGGGGCATCGACTACACCAATCATGTGTTGTATAACATTCGTCGTGGCACACAAGGCACAGCCGTTGCTGATGTCCATCCAGTAAGAACATCAGTGGTTGATGCTAGTATTCAACAGATTGTGCCGTATTCAGGAAACATCCAAGTTGAAACGACCTATGCCAATACCTATACCGTTACCAATAATGTTACCCACAGACTAGAACTAAGTGGTAATGTTGCCATAAACGTTGGTGATATCATCACGCAAGTGACCAGTGGTACAAATGTCACAGTGGTAGGCGTTGATAGTCTAGTGACCACTGACATTTATGTGCTATATAATGGTCTAGCAGACTTTAACTATCTGGCATCTAATGTGGGTGCTACCAGTAACTTGGCTATTAACGGCACCTATACAGGAAATATATTCCCTGTGGCCTCTAGTATTGTTGGTAATACCTATCCATACTATGACGCCACGGTGGGCTACGGTATTG